CCTGGCAATCATTGACAATGGAGAAGTAGTGTATACAGATCAAATGCGTAGAGCCTTTCACTCTATAATTCCTCCAAAAGGCTTTCAAATAGAGTTAATTGATAATGAACATTTTTTAACAATTAAACTAGATGAATATGTATTTGCAAAAATGGTCCATGATGACAAAATACAGGCATTACAATATGTTTTAAATGCAAAAAAGGCATTAGAGATGGAAGGCGCAATAGTATTAGTTACAAGAGAGGCTATTAAGTGACAATATTTATATCTATAGCATCTTTTCGTGATCCAGAACTTCCTTATACTATTAAGAGTGCTATTGACAATGCAAGTAATCCAGAAAACCTACACTTTGGTGTTGTTTATCAGGGCCTGCCATTAGAAATGCCAAACTTTGACTTTGTTCCAAACCTATCCCTTGTAAATATGCACTCTAAAGAAGCCAGAGGTGCGGGGTATGCAAGAGCAAAGGCCATGGAACTATATAACAATGAAGACTATTTCCTTCAAATTGATTCCCATACAAGGTTTGCAAAAGACTGGGACATCATATCTATTGATCAACTAGAAAGGGCCAAGAATATTTCTGGTCATTCATCAGTTCTTCTTTCATATTTCCCAGCACCCTTTGAGCCAGAAAGTAATGGCGGTATGCATTTAATAAAAAAACATCCAAAGATAAAGTCATACCCAACTAGACAGAAGATAGCCTTAAATAGAAAGAATCAATGGACTGCAGAAAGACTTGAGTTTATAAATAGAGCAAAAGAAGATCCAGAAATATCAGAGACCGTACTTGGTGGTTTTATGTTTTCTTATGGAGCAATGGTTAATGAACTTCCATATGATCCAGACCTAAGTTTTTTTGGTGAAGAGATTTGTTTTGCTATGAGGGCTTGGACTAGAGGCTGGGATATTTATTCCCCTGCAAAAAATATTGTTTATCATTTTTATTCTCGTGGTGGATACTATAAGATCTGGGGAGATAGAAATTTAAGAGGTTTATCTTGGAAAGAATTAGAAGAAATATCATACAAAAAACAAAAAAGAATTCTTTGTGGAGAAGAAGAGGGAATTTTTGGTGCTGGAAATGTTAGAAGTCTTGCAGAGTATGAGATCTTTACTAATACTAACTTTAAAGATTTTTATAGTTTGACAAACCCAAGGCATTAGGATATAATTAAAATATGTGGAGTGGTGATATGAAAGATATAATTATTGTTGTTTTTGCAACCTTGTCATTTTGTTTTGCAATTTCATACATTTTGGTTTTAAGACAATCTATTAAACTTAAAAGAGATGTTTCAAAACTTTTTATTGAAAAGACTTTACTTCAAGAGTATGTTGATCTAACAAAGTCTACAAAAATAAAAGAAGAATCAGATGATTCAATACATAAAGAAAACTTTATTAAGTTTCTTTCTGACTCAAGAGATTGGGCTTTTTCATATATTGAAAGTGTGCAAAAAGGATTAACTAACTTTGTTAATGATGTTGATGCAGATATATCTCACTTTGATGAATATGGAGAGGCGCTTTCTATGTCAAGACCAGACTATCCATCTATGAAAAATATATCAAAAGCATATAAAGAATTAAAAACTTTACTTCCAGAGGATGAAATAAAATAATGAGAGATGTATTATTGTCAACATTAACAGGTTTTGGATGTGGCGTGGTATTTGCTGCATTTAAATTGCCAGTTCCTGCACCACCAGTTTTTGCAGGGGTAGCAGGAATTGTAGGGCTATGGGCTGGATATGCTATACTATTTAAGGTTATAAATTAGGAGGACAAGTGTCAAATATTGAAGTAAAAGAACCTGTAATTATTAAAAATGTTTTTAGTGCTGAAGAACACAAAGACTTAAAAAACATTATGCAGGGTTGGCCACTAGCCAAAGAGTGGGATATCTCATTTGGAAGACACATTATAAGTTCTCCTGTTATAGATGAGTATGCAGAAAAACTTATACCTTTAGCAAGAAAAATTTTTAATAGTGAAACCTTAAAGCCATCTTATTCTTTATTTGCTCGTTATCATGGTCCTGAAGCAAATCTTTATAGACATGTAGATGATAATGCTTGTACATATACTATAGATCTTTGTTTATACCAAACTGCGCCTTGGGCAATTGGCATTGAACATAAAGGCAAAGATAATGAATATATTTTACAAGAAAATGAAGCAGTTTTATATTATGGAAATGACCAAGAACACTGGAGGCCAGAGTTTCCAAATCCTGAATCACAACATGTTGCAATGGTATTTTTTCATTTTGTTGAGCCTGATCATTGGTATCACACTAAAGGACCAAAATATCATGATGTTGTAAAAGGTGATCTTACAGAAGATGAGTGGAACTCTGGTAAAAGATTAAACTAATTAGTACGATATTCGTGCTATACTAATAAACGTTCTATCCTAGGAGGAAAAATGAACACAGAACAACTAAAGGCACTACTTGCATCATACGGACGTTCAGTCCTTGCATCAGGCCTTGCACTATACATGGCAGGCGTAACAGATCCAAAGGATCTATGGACTGCCCTTGTTGCAGCGATTGCACCTGTTGCAATTAGAGCAATCAATCCTAACGACAAGGCTTTTGGTATCTTGCCAGATGCTAAGGCCGTAGAGACGGCTCTGAAGGCTGCTAAGGCACCTGCTAAGAAGGCTGCTAAGAAGGCTGTTGTTAAAAAGGCAGCACCAAAGAAGTAACATTTACTTACAGAATTGCCAGTCTAGAAATAGGCTGGCTTTTTTGTTTTATGAGTTAATAATGTTTATATATTTTTCTTTTAATGATTCTCTTGAAAAATGTTCAAAGCCTAACTCAAAGGCTTTTGTTTTCATTGCTTCTTTATTACTAATAATATAGTTATCAATAAGGTTAGCAAGTGATTTAGGATTAACTGACCAAACATTTACAGTTGCTTTTGCTTTAAACTTATCAATTAATTCAGCCTCTAATGTCCATTCATCTGGCAATACCGTTGTGTTTGGAGAAACCCTTGGCATAAACACTGGTAAGCCACTCATCAATGCTTCATTCATTGGTAAACATAAACCAGCATATCTTCTAGGCAATACCATTGCATCATAGCCAGAGTATAGATCCTGCTTGTTTACAACGTTATCGGTTTCTATAATAATTCTTTCATCTGTTGATTTAATTTCTAAAGGTGTTTGTGTTTTAATAACTAATTTGTAATCTTCCTTTGAATATTCAAGCATCTTGATAACGGTTTCTGTTCCGTTGCGATCTTTAACTGCTGCTTTACCAGCAACATGCAAGATTCTTCTATGATCTTGTATATTTATATTTCTTACATCTTTAAATAACTCTGCATCGGTTGGTGGCGGTAGATGAATAACTTTACATATATTACCATAGAGTTTTCTAATATCATCTATATGCCAAGTACTTGGAGCCAGTAATACATCTGGTAATGACCAGTCTGGATGTTGTAGATTACCTAAAAATTCATAGTTATATTGAAGAATAGTTTTTATATTAGCCATTCTAGCCATATCAATAAACTGTTGTGAGTAAAAGGTTTCACAACTAATAACAACGTCAAGGTTTCGTAAAAATTCTTTTATCTCACCCTGTCTAGGAAACCCTCTGTCTGTTGTAATGCAGTTATAACCCGCATACCACTCTGGGTGCTGTTTATTTTGATTAAAAAAACTTGAGTTAATAAGTAGAATTTTGTCAGGCTTCAGCATGTCTACTAGTTCTCTGGTTTGATTACCCAAGCCAGTGTTATCAGATCTTGCTACTATGCCTAGTCTCATTCTTTATATCCCCAGAACTTATCGTCTGTAGTAAATTTTCTATGACCATCACGACCATCTAGATGGTAAGACCTTTTAATGTTTATATCAGGATGATAGATCCATAACTTATGAATATTCCAGCCATCTTCGCTAAAAATATCATATGGCAAAATATCATCTTGAACCTTGCCATGAAAAGTATCTTCTATAAAAAAGAATTTATCACATGATGGCAAGACAACATCTCTATAGTAAGTCTTTTTTGTTAGGTGTGGACGTTGGCTCCATTGAGCAGTCTTTAAAAACCCATCTTCTAAATCAAACATTAAGTGTTTGTGAGGTTCTGGAATAAAGGCCTCAAAGTGAAAACGAATAGTATTTGCTTTACCATATTCAAGCATGTCTAAACATTTTTCCCAATCAATAGGGTCAGTTGTAAGAGGAGCATCTCCTTCAACATAAAGAAGCAATGATGTTTTTATTTCTGGCATTGTTAGTCGCATCATTCCTGTTTGGTGTATATGACTTTCAAAAAGCATTGGAATAACATTTTTATATTCATGCAAACATTTCCATAAAATACGATTTTTATATTCATCATAGTCTGCCTTACGGTGATTCTGTTCTCTTCTTAATCCATCAATCTGCATAATTATTTCATTGTCTGGAAAATGAAACCTAATAGATTTAATTGTTTCATCAATGATGTCTGTATTTGGATGAGAAGGTAAAACAGAAGTTACCAAAACAATAGTTATATCTCTTTTATGCATTTAGTTGCTCCATTATCTTAATACCTAGATCTCTTTTATATTTAATCCACCAAGCAACAACTCTGTGCATATTCTTGGGATAATCTTCTAACAACTCTGGAAGAAGTTTTTCAATATTATTCCAATTATCTACAGACTGAACAGGAAATTCAGGACCAAACATTTTCATATAAAACTTTGTCTCTTTCATGCTTGGATCTAGTTTATCTGCAATAGGAAGAGTTAATAACTCTATTGATTCAAAGAATCTAAATGTATCTATTACTGCTGCACCAGATGGGCAAGGAGCAATCTTTGCACTTGAGAGTTTAGCGTAGTAATCTTTTGGCTTATCTCCCAAAGAGAATCCTTTTGTTGGTCCATAAAGTGAATTATTTAACCTTGGCATAACTGAAGCCAACTCTTTTCTTCTTGAGTGTGTTATCTGGCCACCAAAATATACATCATACTCTTTTTCTTTATACTCTGGAACGTTATCCTTTAGGTGTTGTGGAACTCCAATTGGCATCTTATGATATTGATCATGCTTTTCGTGAGGGTATTGAATCCATATATCAATATTATTATGTCTAATTTTACTTACATCAAACCTAGCATTCTCATCTCCATTAATAAATAAAACAACTCTAGAAAGTTTATTTAATTCATTAGATAAGAGTTCTTCATTCCCAGCAGTCTGAGGTCC